AATGCGGGTCAAGGGAGATGACACTCCAATTGCACCCGGCGAGTTCAGAGATGTGGACGTCGCCGCCGGTACGATCCGCGACAACATCCTCCCACTTCCGTATAAAGAGCCGAGCCAAGTTCTCCTTGGATTGATGAATCAGATCGTTGAGGAAGGTCGCCGGTTTGCTGCGGCGGCAGATCTCAAGATCGCTGACATGTCGGCCAACTCTCCGGTCGGCACAACACTGGCAATCCTAGAGCGCACGCTCAAGGTGATGTCGGCAGTGCAAGCGCGTATCCACTACGCGATGAAGCAGGAACTGAAACTGCTGAAGGACATCATCCGCGACTACACCCCTGACGAGTACGACTATGTGCCAGTCGAGGGTACGCCGCGCGCGAAGAAATCGGACTACGACGATGTCGATGTCATCCCGGTATCTGATCCCAACTCGGCCACGATGGCACAGAAGGTTGTGCAGTATCAGGCTGTGATGCAGATGGCGCAGGCCAACCCGCAGATCTACGACATGGTGGAGTTGAATCGACAGATGTTGGACGTGCTGGGTATCAAGAACGTCGGCAAGTTAGTGCCGAGCGCGGAGGATATCAAGCCGAAAGATCCGGTGTCGGAGAACATGAACATCATCAACGGCAAACCGGTGAAGGCGTTCATTTATCAAGATCACGAAGCGCATATCGCTGTTCACCAAGCAGCGATGCAGGATCCGAAGATGGCTGCTTTGATTGGGCAAAACCCGCGTGCAAACACCATCATGGCAGCGGCGATGGCTCATATTAATGAGCACGTAGCCTTCCAGTACCGCATCGAGATCGAGAAGCAGTTGGGTGTTCCGTTGCCAGACATGGACAAGGAACTGCCGCAGGAAATGGAAGTCGAGGTATCTCGCATGATGGCTGCTGCTGCGGCCAAACTGTTGCAGAAGGATCAGGCAGAAGCTGCACAACAGCAGGCTCAACAAGCCGCGCAAGATCCAATCGTTCAGATGCAACAGAAAGAACTCGAACTCAAAGAGCGCGAAGTCGGCATCAAGGAGCAAAAACTCCAAGTCGATGCTGCGATGGAAGCTCAGCGGTTGGAGTTGGAGCGGGAGCGTATCAACGCACAGCAGCTAGTGGCAGGTTTGCAAGTAGCTGCCAAGACTTCCCACGCGCAACAAGAGCTTGAATCCAAGATGGAGGCCGAAGGCGTTCGACTTGGTTTGCAGGCGACGAAAGACCGCAGGGATGTAGAACGTCCTGCGCCCACAAACAAGGAGTAATAGATGGACAAGACGCTAGAAGTGCTGCTCAAACAGGTACGAGAAAAGCGTGACCAGATAGTTGAGGCCGTATCCAACAATGCGGCCAAGGACTATTCCGAGTATCAAAAACTTTGCGGGGAGATCCGAGGGCTATCCATCGCAGAGGGATTTATCTTAGACCTCGCAAAAAACATGGAGTATTCGGATGAGTGAACTTTTAATCGCCAGCCAAGATGGCGAAACTTCAACGCTGCCAGAAACAGCAGAGGAGAAAGCAAGACAACTGCCGGAGCCGACGGGGTATCACATCCTCGTAGCGTTGCCGGAGATCGAGGACAAATTTGACAGCGGCCTCCTGAAGTCAGATGCCACCAAGCATGAGGAGCAGGTGTTAGCTACAGTCTTTTTTGTCATCAAGCTGGGGCCCGATTGCTACAAAGACGACAAGCGGTTCCCGAATGGTCCGTGGTGTAAGGAGGGGGATTTTATTCTCGCCCGTCCTAACACTGGCACGCGTCTCAAGATTCATGGTCGTGAGTTCCGACTCATCAACGACGACTGTGTTGAGGCGGTAGTGCAGGATCCGCGCGGCATTTCCCGTGCTTAACAAAGGAGAAACATAGATGGATAAAGACGAATTTCAGTTCCCGGACGAGATCGAGGCCAAGGGCAAACCCGAGGCTGAAGAGAAGTTCGAGTTCGAGATCGAGGACGATACGCCTCCCGAGGATCGTGGCCGTGAGCCGATGCCGAAGGAGATTGTGCAGGAGCTTGAGGAAGACGAGCTGGAGGAGTATTCCGACAACGTCAAGACTCGACTCAAGCAGATGAAGAAGGTCTGGCACGATGAACGCCGGGAAAAGGAGCGGGTTCTCCGTGAGCAGCAGGAAGCGCTGGCGTATGCCAAGCGGCTGGTGGAAGAGAACAATGCTCTGAAAAGCCGGTTATCTACGGGCGAACAGATCTTTGTAGAGACAGCGAAGAACGCGGCAGAGTTAGAGATGAGTGCGGCCAAGAGGGCTTACAAAGAAGCCTATGATCTTGGCGATGCTGATCAGTTGCTTGAAGCGCAAGAGCGTTTGAGCAAGGCGCAGTTCAAGCTTCAGAAGGTGGAAGATTTTGTTCCGTCTAGACAACAGGAAGAAAGTGATGTACAACCTGTTGCCAATTCAGTACCTCCTCCTGACCACAGGGCAGTTGCGTGGCAAGAGCGCAATCAATGGTTCGGTAAGGACGAGGAAATGACTAGCTTGGCTCTGGGCTTGCACCAAAAGCTAGTCAATCAGTACGGGGCGTCATATCCGACCACGGACGAATACTGGACCAAGGTTGACGAAACAATGCGTCGTCGATTCCCAGAGCACTTTGCGGATCGGGAACCAGCACCTGCGCAGGAACCAAAACCCCAGCGCGAGAAACCCGCTCCTGTTGTAGCTCCGGCTACGCGAAGCACTGGCTCCAAAAAAGTCAAGGTCTCGCAAACGGCAGTCAATACGGCAAAAAGATTGAATGTGCCACTGGAGAAATACGTACAGGAAATGATGAAATTGGAGGGTAGAAATGGCTGAGAACCGCACACCACGCAGTATTGATAGTCGTAACGAAGCGCAGCGTCCTAAGCAGTGGACGCCGCCGGAGCTACTGCCAGAACCAGATAAGCAACCCGGCTTTGCGTATAGATGGATTCGCGTCTCGATGTTGAACAAGGCAGACCCACGCAATATTTCCGCCAAACTACGGGAAGGCTGGGAGCCAGTGAAGCTCGAGGAGCAACCGAAGTTCCAACTGCTAGTCGATCCCGACAGTCGCTTTAAGGACAATATCGAGGTCGGCGGGTTGTTACTCTGCAAGACTCCGCAGGAACTGGTGGACCAGCGTAATGGCTACTACCAGAAGCAGTCCGAAGGACAAATGGATTCTGTAGATAACAGCCTGATGCGCCAGAACGATCCACGGATGCCGCTATTTAATGAGCGGAAATCTTCAAGTTCGTTCGGGAAGGGAAGTTAATCTAAACTTTTTGGAGCTAAACATGGCTTTTCCGACTGTATCGGCCCCTTACGGGCTAAAGCCGATCAATTTGATCGGTGGTCAGGTGTTTGCGGGTCAGACTCGTGAACTCCCGATTGCAAGCAACTACAACACTTCGATTTACAACGGCGACATCGTTCGTATTTCGGGTGCTACTATTGTCAAAGAAGCAGGCACCACGACTGTCTCGGCAACGGGTATCGTAGGTGTATTCCTTGGTTGCAGCTACACCAGCCCAGCTACGGGTCAGAAGTTGTTCTCCAACTTCTACCCAGCTAACACGGTTGCCTCGGATATTCTGGCTTATGTAGCAGATGATCCTGATCAACTGTTCAAAGTTGCCGTCACTGGCGGCGCTACTTCGACCACAATCACCCCGATCTCGGGTTCGATTCTGGGCGATAACCTTGCTATTTCGCAGCCTGCATCGAACACCACTATTTCGGGCAACTCGAATATCGGTGCTTACGATTCTGGCTCGAACACTGACCAGTCGTTGCCATTGCGTGTCGTTGATCTCGTTCCTGAGACCACCAACGCTGCTGGTAACTACAGCGAAGTGATTGTTAAGTGGAATGCTCCGTACCCAACAGCGACTACAACCGCTGCCGGTAGCCCGCTCGTTTATACCACCACGGTAACTATTAACGGCGGCCACTCGTATCTCAACCCGACTGGTCAAGCCAGCGTATAAGGAGCACATAAATGGCTATTTCACGCGCACAACTACTGAAAGAGCTGCTCCCCGGCCTGAACGCATTGTTCGGCATGGAGTACGCTCGCTACGGCGAAGAGCACAAGGAAATCTACGAAACCGAGACTTCCGAGCGTTCTTTCGAAGAAGAAACCAAACTGTCTGGCTTCAGTGCCGCACCGGTTAAGAACGAAGGTTCTGCAATCGCGTACGACAACGGTCAGGAAGCTTGGACTGCTCGATACAACCACGAAACCATCGCA